TCATTTAAAGAGTATAGAAAACAAAATCGTGATGATATTTTAATAGCCCATCAAGTACCAATATCTAAACTTGGTGGAAATGATGCTTCATCTTTGGCTGCTGCTTTGTCACAAGATAGAACTTTTAAAGAGCAGGTAGCAAGACCAGCCCAGAGACAAATAGAAAAAATGGTTAATAAAATTATTCGTGAAAAGACTGATATTTTAGAATTTAGGTTTAATGAATTAACTTTAACAGATGAGATTACTCAGTCTCAAATATTAGAGAGGTACGTAAAAACCCAAGTAATGCTTCCTAACGAGGCAAGGCAACAACTTGGTTTGCCACAGGTATCATATGGGGATGAGCCCTTTCAACTAAAGCCACAGGACGTAGCAAATGAAACGGCCAATCGACAAAGAGATTCAGAACGATCAAACAATCAATCCGATGGTGCAGCAACAGTTTCTGGAAGAAACCCCAAGGGCGAAGGAAGATCGTCTCAATAAGTGAGATAGTGTAAAAAATTGCACTATAATATATACTAGTATGATTATATCAAAAGCCCAGTGGAACGCAGAGGGCGAAAATCTTAGATTATCAATGCCTTTCAGTAAGGTAGATAAAGAAAGACGAACTGTTTCTGGTTTTGCAACTCTTGACAACGTAGATAAGCAAGATGACATTGTTACAACTGAAGCAAGTTTAAAAGCATTTAAAAAATTTCGTGGAAATATTCGTGAGATGCATCAACCATCTGCTGTTGGCAAAATGGTTTCATTTAAAGAAGATAAATATTATGATGAGAATTCAGAAAAAATGTACAATGGAGTTGTTGTTTCTGCATACATTTCAAAGGGTGCACAAGACGCTTGGGAAAAAGTTTTAGACGGAACATATACTGGTTTTTCTATTGGCGGAAGAATGAACGAGTGGGACGATGCCTATAATGAAAAAGTAGACAAAACAATTAGAGTTATTAAAGATTATGACTTAGTAGAATTATCTTTAGTTGATAGCCCAGCAAATCAATTTGCAAATATAATTTCAGTAGAAAAAGTAGATGGAGTAAATGTTGTTAAGGGTGCAGACACAGTAATTGAAAATGTATTCTGGGATAAAAATTCAGGTGTTGTAATGTTGTCACAAAATGAATCAGAGTTAAGTCCAACTGATGGAGTACAAATGGAAAATATAGGTTTCGTTGAAAAAACAGACAACGAGAAAACAAAAATGATAAAGTTCTTAGTAGCAAGTGCTAAAGGCACAAACACTTCTAAGATGAATAAGGAGGAAAATCCTATGTCAAAAACAACAAAAAAGACAGCAGAAGAAATCGTTAAGAATTCAAATGCTGTTGTTGAAGATATTCAGGTCGCTCCTCAGGTAGAAGCCATAGTCGAAACTGCTGAAACTGAAAAATCAGAAGATATTACAGTGGCAGAAGTTGCAGCAACAGAACAGAATGAAGTTTCCGAAATTACTAAAACAGAAGATGTTAAGGTAGAAGAAGTTACAAAATCTGAGTCAGTGGCAACACCAGAAAAGACTGAAGAGGTATCTAAATCTGATCAGGTAATTGCAGAAGCAGTTATTGAAATCAACAATACTTTAACATCAGCCTTTAGCGATCTAGTTGCAACCGTTAAGTCTCTACAAGAGCAGGTTAATACAATCACAAAATCAATTGATGCAGTTACACAAGATGCAATTGCAACAAAAGATGCATTCAATGAATTTGGAAAGCGAGTAAACGCCGTTGAGGCAGATACAGCATTCCGAAAATCTGGAGATCTCGGAGAGATTATTCAGAATCAGCCTGAAATGGTTGAAAAATCCCTATGGGGCGGTCGTTTCCTCAAAACAGCCGATCTATTTAGATAAATCATCTGGAGGTGTAATCATGTCGGAAGAAATTAAGAAAAATCAGCCAGGTACAAGTGGCAACTTAGGTGGAACTACTCCAGGCCTTTTCCAAGGTCAGGGTGCATTCGCATCAGGTTCAGACGCAGCAACAAACGTACCAGGTAATTACTCTGATGGTGGAGTTATTGGGAATATCCCAACAGCACTATCAGGAATCGTAGATGGTCCAAACGCAGTTAACCCCTCAGGTGATGCTGGCAGTGGTATTCTTCGTCCAGAACAAGCACGTCAATTCATTGACTATGTTTGGGACGCAACAGTACTTGCACAAGATGGCCGTCGCGTTACAATGCGTGCTAATACAATGGAACTTGAAAAAGTTAACGTTGGTGAGCGTGTAATTCGTGCTGCTTCACAGGCAGTTGGTGACTATACCAATGCTGGAGCAACATTTAGCAAAGTAGAACTTACAACCAAGAAGATTCGTCTAGATTGGGAAGTTTCTGCAGAAGCACTAGAAGATAACATCGAAGGTGCAGCGCTAGAAGATCACATCGTTCGATTAATGACAAATGCTTTCGGTAATGATATCGAAGACCTTGCTATTAATGGTACAGGTGCAGGATCAAATGCATTCCTTTCAATTATGGAAGGATTTGTTAATAAGGTAAAGACCGATGGGGATGCCCATGAGTCAGAAGTAACTGTATCAGATAACGCTTGGACACCATCTGTGATGCAAAACATCATTAATGCAATGCCACGTAAATATCGTGCACTTAAGAACAATCTTAAGTTCTATGCAGGAACAGATGTATTTGGAGGAATTGTTAAAAATAACGGTACCCTCGCAGATGCAGTTGCAGAAGCATTTGCTGGACAAGTTCCAGGAAGTACACAAGCAAACCGTCAGAATTACTTAGACGGTCTAGGACAAACTTTTGGCGGAGCACGTACAACTCGTGTTCTAGGTATTGAAGTTCAAGAAGTTCCTTACTACCCAGCAGGATATGTTGATTTAACATTCCCTGCTAACCGTGTATGGGGTTTCCAAAGAGACATTACCGTAAATCGTCAATACCAAGCAAAGAAAGATACAATCGAATACACAGTATTCGTTCGTTTCGGTCTGCAATGGGAAGAGCAAGATGCAATTGCATATGCTGACGCTGCTTCAGATTCATAATCTGTAAACAGTTTTTATTTTGGGGGTAAGAGTTAAATCTCTTATCCCCATTTTAATTTATAATGATATAATACAATTGAGGGAGAAAAATGTCAACAGAAAAACAAAAAATTGATTTAATTGAAAATAATATTTTAGGAGTATCTGTAGATAATTTGCCTGCCCAAACCAAAGAAATTAAATCAGTTAAGGTAAAAGAGTTGGTAGCCATACACTCAATTAAAAATTTATACTCTTCAAGTCTAGGAAAAGTATTAAAAGGTTATAACATTATAGAAAAAAAGAATTTAGAAAAATGGCTAACTAAATCAGGAATTAGGCTTGCCGACCCCGAAGAAGTAGCGAAGGAATACGGATTATAATATGGATATATTAAGAGTGCCCACATACCCCAAATTAACTACTTGGGAAGTACCAGACAATAATGCTGACTATACAATATACGTTGAAGATTTAGTAGATCATGAAATGGTATCTTCTAACGTTGTATCAACAGTAAACTCTAAAGTTACTTACAACTTTAGTCAATCTGATTTATTGCTAGACAGGAAATTTTTATTTCAAATTTTAGACGAAGATGAAAATATAGTTGTAGAAGATGTAATTGATTTTGTAAGACCGTATGTTAACCCAAATAGTTTGGGATCTACGGCTTCAGAAATTATAGAGTATACACAACTAGAAATGGTTGCTAGATCAATAATAGATACTATAATTCAGGATGGTTTTTATAATTCAAAAATGATAGTCCAAGGCGTTGGTCAAGGATCAGACTATTTTAATGTTTGGAAAAAATTTAATAAAGTTTTAAAGGTGTATGAAAACAATATTTTAATTTTTGATTTTGAAACTCCAGATGACAATTTTTATGCATTTAATATTACTGGAGACAACTCTGCAATTCAACGTGTTTCTGAATCTATATACAACCGAGTTGAGCAAGGTTCAATCATACTTCCTGCATCCGCTGGAGATTTAGGATCCGTAGGAACTGGAAGAGTTGTTGATTTTCCAAGAGGATATGATTATATTTTTCTACTAGACGCAGGATATAAAACAGTTCCTGTTGATATTGAATATGCAACAAAGTTATTAATTGAAGATTTAAAGTGCGGGAAATTAGACTATTATAAACGATATGTAACATCTTACAATACTGATCAGTATAAAATTCAGTTTGATAAAACTGTTTTGAATGGAACAGGAAACATGATAGTTGATAAAATTTTAGACAAATACAGAAACAACCTTGTTAGGCCAGGTGTGATTTAATGTTATGCGAGTTAAATGACTTTATTCATCCCATGTGTGCAGATGTTTACTATGCAATAGCCTCTCAAGGTGGCTACGGTGAAATAAAAAAACAATGGGTAATTGACAGAACAATTGCCTGTAACGCAACCCCATCCTCTAGAAAAAACGTTGAAGAGTTAGACCCCAAGATGATTTCAACACTAAGCAATAAACTAAGCGCAAGATCATTAACCGACCTAAGAGTATCTTCTCTTGGCAAAAGTTATGCCATAACAGATATTTTAATTACAAATATAAGAGATGACGTTGGAAACTCAATATATAAAGAAACCTCTGGCATTCGTTCCGGAAAAGGAACAATATACGAAATTGCAACAATAAATCCATTTGTTGGTCCATTTGGAAGGATTGATTCATATAGAATGGTTTGGAGACGTACTGATAGTCAAGCGTCGGTAGACTAATGTTAGTTAAGTTAAACACCAAACTTTTTCAAAAACAGTTAGACAATATGGTAGATTATTCTTTTGGTTTTTTAGAAGGTGCTGAGTCTGGAAAAAAAATATTTTTAGATAATCTTGCAAGAGGAACAGTTGAAGCGTTAAAATTATATATAGATGCTATGGCAAGAAGCAATCCTGCAGCATTGCATCACGTTTATGAATGGTATCAAGTTGGAAACAGGGGGCAAAGATTATTTGATGTTGAATACAGAGTAACAAGTTTGGGAATATCGATTAACTCTAAATTCAAGCAGTCACAATCAATACAGTCTGGATCTTATGAGCCTTTTTATAGTAAAGCAAAAATTATGGAAGAGGGCGTACCAGTTGTTATAAGGCCAAAAGGAAACAATGCTTTAGTGTTCATGGATAATGGGACTGAGGTTTTTACTAAAAAAACAATAGTTAATGATTTTCCTGGGGGTAGAGAAGTTAAAGGATCCTATGAGAAAGTATTTGATACTTTTATGAACGTATATTTTGCTCAGTCATTTTTAACATCAACAGGATTGTATGAGTATTTAAATAATCCAAAAATATATAAAAAGAATTTTGCAGCAGGGGTTAAAGGTGGTAGATCAGTAGGTAAAGCCACTGGTTTTAAATGGATGGTCGATGCAAAAATTGAGGTAGAATAGAATTATGGTATTTGCAGCAGCAACATTTGATTTTCCAATAAAGTACATTAATGAGTATTTATATTCTGAACTTAGTAAATATGAAGATATAAATATGGCAACAAACCCAAGCATCACATCTTATATTCCGTTTTTACCAGCAGGGCAAGCAGTTAATATTTCAGAAATATATGATGGTTTACAAACTTCAGAAGACGGAGCGCTTCCTGCTGTTATATTTTATGATCGCATGATTCGTTTGAGATCTAGCGCCTTCCCAGTGGGCAAAAGAGAACAAGTTTTATACACAGTGTATGGATCTATTGCTAATTGCACCAACATTGGAAACGTAATGTTGGGAGTACTAGATCGAGAAGACTACTCTGGGCAAGATTTAAATAAATGGATGCATGATAATAGGGAAGATCTTATTGCAAAGGAATTCCCAATGAAGGTATTTTTTAGAGGAATTAGGGTTTTTCAAGCAGACGAATCCCAAGATTTAGTAGAATTAGACGAATATAGAAGAGGAAGTATTCATAAGTATATAGTAGAATACGATTATCATTTTAAGGACAACCCAGAATTTCTTTAATTTAATATAAAGTGTCCTAGCCTACAACAATAAAAAGGCTGTATAATTGTTCTGAGGAAACAAATCGTCCATATACTAACCAAAACGAGGTGAATAAATGGCATATACAAGAGGTACATCTAGCGATATTATCGTTGGCGCTGCTGCACTGTTTACAGCAGACAGTACATTAACACCAGGTACAGTGCCTGCGTTTGTAACAACACAGTCTTACAAAGAGACTTTGTCCAACTCAGCAAATATTGCTGGTGGAATTGAAAACGTAGGATACACAAGTAATGGTATCGAAATCACATTTCAACCTGATTTCGGCGAGGTTCAAGTAGATCAAATTCTTGACGTTGCAAAACTTTACAAGCAGGGTATGCAAGTAACTCTTGCTACTTCGTTTGCAGAAGCAACACTAGAAAATTTATTATTTTCAATTGCAGGTCAAGCCGACGATCTTTCAGGAACAAAAAGCACATCAGCAGGTCGCGTTCTTAATCTTGCGTCAGGCGATATTGGAGAATGTCCAGTTGAACGTGCATTAATTGCAGTAGGACCAGGAACTGGAGATTGCGAAGATTCAGACGTTATTGAGCGTGTTTATGTTGCATACCGTGCACTTTCTATTGAAAATGTTACAGTGTCAGCAAAGCGTGATACAGCAACAATGTTTGATGTTACATTCCGTCTTCTACCAGAAGATACTTCTGGATCATACGGAAAAATTATTGACCGTACAATTCAAGGTTCATAA